CAATCTTTTGTTGGCGTGGTTCAATGTAGGCGTGATGAAACATCTCATATGCCTCTATCAATTCCGTTCTACCGCCCAACTGACCTTCTACACGCACTCCAAACAACATAGGGGAGTTGACCTTATGGGCAACAAATATCTCTTGTTGTACGGTCTTATTTAACAAATCAAATTGCTTGTCAAAATCCGATGGCTGAAGGTTTGAGATGACTGATTCCTTTTCGGTAGGATCGTTGTATTGTATAATCAACCCACCAGCGTTGTCCGTACCTTGATAATTTTCTTTGAATCTCCTTGCGGTTGCTCTCGCTTCTTCAGGAGTTGGGATGCCCTTGAATAACTGGATGTGGGTTTGTGCCGTAAATCCGTTCTTGATGCTATTCAAGTAGTAGTTTGAAATCTCGGTGTCAACCTCAATATACTTCAATGCCCCAACATAGTCAGGCAAAGGATATGTTCCCTCACCGGGACGATAGAACTGACAATAGTACAATTGCTTTGATTCTCTCGTGATTGGGTTGTAGGGCATATAGTGAACTCGCTCTGCTTTTGGATCACTCCAATCTTCGGAATAGGAATAATGACCATCAAGCGTCTTGCGAACATCCTTGAATGGAATGTGATAGTATTCACTTGGTGATGTTTTTGCTTTGTTCCAAATAACCTCTACACAAAAGCCATTGAACAACTCAAGGTCATAAGCAATCTTCGCTTTGAGTTCCTCATAGGTCTCGTAAGCATTGATGTTCTTGAGTTTGGCTTCTGCTTTGGCGATGTCGGTTGTGTTTTGACCAAACACTTCAGTCCCAATACCAGCGATGTAAGATGCTTTGGCAGAAACGATTGCGTTGTGCTTGGGTGATTTGTTGAATAACTCAACAAGAAAATCAGGGTAGAGATTGTCTGCTCCGAATGTCACGAACCCTTTTGCCTTGTTCTCCTTGAACACAGGCAATTTGTTATCGTGAAAGTTTATTCTTTGGAATATCATCACCTACAAATAGCAATCAGTCCTTTTTGTTTGAGAACTTGTCAATGGATGTGAACCCAAGACAAGCAATCACGATGAATTCAACCGCAGTCACCAATTCAGGAGAAGGGACAATATCAGCGGGGGACAAACTATTATGAGCCATTGTACCAAACAAAACAAAAGCACCGATGATGCCCACGAATCGCTTTGATGACATCTCTCCTTTGTCACCTGTGAAGATTTCTAAAAGTTTTTTCATATGTCGGAAGATAGCAAAAGCGTGTAAGTGAATGAGTTTCCGTGCAAGGATGCACTCTTTTTCACGATACCCATAAACGAATCAAAGTCAGCGGACTTCTTGAACACTTGACAACCCTCGCTCCAGTTCTCAACATAGGTAGAATCCGCACCCGCTTTGTGGATGTTGATTCCGTAAATGCCTTCCGTGATGAGCTTTTCGTCAAATGTCATATCCTTGTTGGCATCTCGGTACACCTTGAGTGGTTTAACTTGTCGTAGTGCCTCGTATTTGCCCTGATGCAGACCGATGGCGTGGCTTCCCTTGTATTGACCCGGAACTAAACGAGCAACACCTTGTGCGTTGTGAAATTCTTTCACTCCCTTTGTGCCGGGATCGGTTGTCGCTGCCCATTGTTTGAATACCCACTCGCCATTCACCTTGTAGGAAACGGTTAAAAGGTCATCAAATACATTGGTCACCTTGCTACCGATGGTTCGTATGCCTATGATGTTCAGGTTGTAGTCACCATTCTCAAAGAATGCGTAACCTTTTGACTTCATTGCGGTCTTGATTTTGTCTATCATCTGCCTTGTCCTTTATATGGTTTGGAACTCTTATGCTTGTTCTTGTGCTTTGTGTGTCTGCCCAACTTATTTTTGGGTTTCACACGGAAGGTCGTGATGTTTACTTTTGCTGCCATATGTAAATCCTGAAGTATTCAAAATCTTCCTTTCCTCCCTCTTGCACATAGTTCAACCACGCATCGTATGTCGCTCCTTTGAAATCAACCACTTGTACTGATGTATCAATTCCGCTTCCAATCATCTTGACTGCGTAAATCTCAATCTTCTCCTCCATCTTTTCAACCTTTGCTTCTGCAACTACAACCGCCTCTTTCAACTCTGCCTTCTCTTGTACCTTCTCTTCAACCAACTTTTCACTCACCTCGTGTGCTGCCTTTGTGGCTTGACCAACGGCTTGTGTGTGGCTCTTTATGTTCTTTAACAAAGCATCCATCTCGTTGATGGGTGGCGGTTCAACTGCCCACGATTCGGTGAACAGGTAGCCAAACAAAAAGACAAATGAGAAAATCCAAAGTAGGCGTGTCATAGTTTCTTCATTGAATTGATTATACGAAGTTCGGTAATGGCTGCGGACAATGCAGAATCGGCGGTCTTGAGTAACTTGTAGGCTTGTTTCTGCTCTGCTCTTAACGCAACAATCTCTTTTTTGCACTCGTCAATTTGCGACTGATTGGACGAACGCAAGTCCATATAAAGATAAGACACAGCCACAAGCATACAAAAAGCAACGGCAGCAACTGGATTCTTTTTGAATTGGTCAAAACTGACAGGCAAAGGATTGGGTTTAATTTTCGGTGCGGTCATTGTTTAGTGGTTCAGGAATTATACAATATGGTGAATCAGGGTATTTAGCGCAAAAGGTTTTGAGATACAACGAATCATCCCCGCTAAAAGTATGCACCCCACACGGATTTGGGAACACCTCAAACGGGGCAAAACTTGCGGGGGGTTCTGAATAGAATAGAATGTCTACCGCCCACTTATCCGACTGCTTTGTGCATACGGGTTTGTCATCTTCCGTTCCCCACTCTAAACAAATAAACCCAATTTCAACAACTGCGCAATCTTTCCAAGTTGTTGTGGTTTCTCCGCTTGGGGTGGTTGTGGTTTGTTGTATGTCTTTTTGAAGTGTTGCCCATTCGGTAGGGGTGAACTCGAATTTATTGAATGATTTCATTTTATAGGGTTGTTAATGCGATTGCCTCTGCGCTTGTTATTTTTGACAAAATTACCATTTCATTGATTTTGTAAATACCAGGGTTACCATTTAATGCAACAAAATCAAACCCCGTTTGGCTTGTTGACTTTTGCGTAACGACTTGCACACCATCAACAAACAAATCAATTTTACCACTTGCAACACTTAAACAAATTTTGTGCCTATTGTCATCGTTAATGTTACCAGTCCATACGGTTTGCGAAACGGTGTAATCATAAATGCTAAATCCTAAATAATCACTTGTGCCTCCCCAAATAATTTCGGGACTGTCGGAACTATTTAATTGAATAAAGAAATAAGCAAAAATTGCCGTTGGTCTTGGATAAAAATCCAAAAACATCGAATAACTATTTTTGTCAGCCAACAATGTTGATTTACTCGGAACGGCATCCGCAACCCTTGTTGCACTTGCGGTGGTTGTTGGGATGTAGGATGTGGGGTAAGATGACGCTTCGAGTTGTGCGCCCCAAACAAAAACATCGCCACCATTAACACCCGCAATCCCACTATATGAGCCATTTGATGCCGTGTAAGTATATGTAAATCTTTGCCAATCCGAAGTAAGCGCCCAAGCGCTATCAACAGTCCCCGAACCGTCTTTGAAAAATCCAATACTTTGCGTTCCGCTTCCATTTCTTTTTGCATAACAAGAAATTGTGTAAACAGTGCCTGAGCCTTGACTTGCGCCAAGCAAATAACCCGCTCCCGTAAATTGTATGCGGTCTGCATTCTGCGTTCCATCGGGTGATGTTGTATTATTTGCAGTTACCGTAGCATTTGATGCTGTCCATTGCGTAAAATCCTCACTCCATAAAGTCAAATTCGTACTCTGCTTCTCCAACAACAAACTTGGACACCCGCCCCCGCCATTTTGGTAGGTTAGGCGTGGAACATTTAATCGGTCGGTAGTGGGGAAATAGGGTTTGGCGGTTGAGCCGATGTTTAGTTGGTAACCCCAAATAAATACACTTTGCCCCGTTCCCACATAGAAATTGGATGTGCCATTATTAGTCATTACATAAGGGTATTGTAAACCGCTTACAGTTGTAGTAAATGTAAAAATACAACGATACCACCCATTGCCAACACTTTCAATACTTTGATTTGCCCCCGTTGTAGTTCCGTTTGACAAATTAAACACATTGCTTGTATAAAATATACTCACCCCGTCATACCATTGCAAATTGATATGACTTAATGTATTTGCTTTGGCATAAATTGAAATTGTATATGTCCCCGCAACAATCCCCGTTTTATCTTGATATGCAATGTGTACATCATTTGCAGAATTATCAATTATTGAATCTGCGGTTAAAGTTCCATTGGGGGCGGTGGTGGTGTTGCTTGATATTGTCGCTTGGTATTTATTCCAAATTGGCGGGGCTTGGGAAAAATCCTCGCTATATTCCACCAAATTCCACGGAGTCACCTCAACCAATCCCGCACTATTTATGCGTGTGCCGTTGGATGCTCGGGTGAAGGAAAGGTCACCGCTTCCGTTGGTGGGGACAGGTGAATATACAATGTCCTCCTTGTACCCGCTTGGTATCATTACAAGCGATGCTTGACTCAATAAATTGCTCATAAGTTGTTAAGTTTATTAAGAAGACAAGAGATTCCCTCGTAGTAACCACCATCGGTTGTGATCCGTGCTTTGTATCCTTGCACTATGTCCCAACCTTGTCCTTTGTATAGGCGATGTCGTGTGCCAATTCCGATGCCTAACATTTTAATATCCGATTACTGAACCTGATGAGATGATGAACCCGGTGATTTTGGCAGAGCCACCAGCGGGAAGATATGCGCCTTGTTGCAAGGTAACTGCACTCAATCCTCTTGCTGATAGTACATTTGTACCATCAACGGAGAAAGATGTGAACACGGTGTCTTCCTGTACGACAAGAGCTGAATAACCGACTGCGGTCACAGTTCCAGTACCGTGATACTTAAATCCATCGCCACCAGCGATGATGCTTGTTGAATTGCTCATTGTATGTAGATTTTTTCGTTTAGTGTTGGGTTGTATTCATTCTCGGTGAATGACTTTTGTACTTTGAGAAGACCTGTCTCGCATAACACATTGCCCGGAGTTTTTACACTATACTCGTGTTCTCCTTCCAATAGAGTTGCGGTTGTGCCTTCAATGAATTGAAATTGATTGTATCTACTTGTGTGTGCAGATACATCAGTCAATGTTGCGGTGACGGTGGTCTCAGTTTGACGATGAGTGAATGTAAACACATAGGTTGCACTACTTGCTTTTTCAGTCAATGTCAAATACCAAAATTTGGTTTGTGCTTTGTTAATAACCAACATCTCTACAAAATAGCGATGCGAATTTTATGTAACAAAAAAGGGAGAGCATTTGCCCTCCCTCTTTCTCCTATGAATCAAGAACCAATTAGATACCTAAACTGGTAACAACTGAACTCTGCAATTTGTAAGGTGCTTCCGCTTCAATCGCTGACAAGGTAACCTCATATCCATTTGAATCACCCATCGCAGTACCGGTGTTTGCAACCATAGCGGTCACATCACATCCGTACTCCTTACCGACCAAGA